TACTAATCGCATTATTTTTTCTTCAATGGTATTAGCTGCAAGTAGATAATAAATATTAACAGAATTTTGTTGACCAATACGATGACATCTATCTTCTGCTTGGGAGTGCTCGCCGCTGGACCATCCCATTTCAATAAAGGCTACATTACTAGCCGCTGTCAATGTTATACCAACTCCAGCAGCCTTTATATTACCTACAAACAAACGTACGGTAGAGAGCTTCTGAAATGAGTCTACAGCCAGTTGGCGATTCTTACCAGTTACGGATCCATCGACCTTAACTGTTATTTTTGGAAATGCTTTCATCAATTCTTCAATAACAAATTTATGAGTGGCAAACACCACCAGCTTTTCATCTGATTCCAAAAAGTCACGGATCCAGTTAATACATTGTTTCAGTTTCCCTTTTACGGCTAACTGTTTCAATCCTTCAATCTCTGCCAGTGCCTGAGCATTACTAGCTCTTACGGCAGCTTCTTTGCCTTTATATTGTCTAACAAAAGAAATGAAATTGGTTTCGGCAAAGTTATAATCCTCCACGTTATCCAACTCAATGGGAATATAGCTGTAAACTTTATCCGGCAAATCAGGGAGTACATCTTTTTTCAAACGCCGTAGCATTATGGTATTGGTAAGTTTGTAATTCAACTCCTCCGTATTGCTGGCTCCACTAACATCATAACCAAATCCATTATATTTACGAGCACAATACTTTTCGGTATAATCCCATTGGCTAGGGAATATGGTACGATCAATTATATTTACGGCGTTGTATATCTCAATAGGACGGTTTACAATAGGAGTACCAGATAAACCAATAACATGAGGAATAAATTTACCAAGTTTCTTAACAGCTTTTGTTCGTTTGGCTTGATTGTTTTTTGTGTAATGAACTTCATCCAGGATCATTACTTGAGGCTTCAAACGTTTTATTTCAGTGATCCAGGCAAAAATAATATCATAATTGATAATAATTATGTGATTGTGGAAATGATTGAGAATACTTGTACCAAATGGAGTAGGAGTTGTTCCACTAAGAATTTGTACATTATACATAGAGGTCATCCAATCATTTATTTCCTTTTCCCAATTCAATTTTAAAGAGGCAGGAACAACAATTATAACAGGTCGGAGTTCAGGATGTAATTGTAACCAAGCCAATGCCTGAATGGTTTTACCCAAACCCATCTCATCAGCAATTAAAGCTCTACCACGTTTAGCTTCTAAAAAGCCAACACCTTTTTGTTGGAAAGGATATAACTTACCTTTTAACCCAGGCACCGTAATACTTTCTATATCGTCAACATGAACTTTACTCTTTTGGAGGAAGGATAACAGGGGAGGATCAACCGTGAATTTCCAGTCCAATAACATTTCAACGGCATCAATACTCAGTGGACAAGCCCAAAACTTACCTTCCGAGTGGTATTGGCGTCCGGGCAGAGTACGAACCCGATCTAAGTCATCGTAGGAAAAAGGGAATGTGACTTTGATTTTAGGTTGTACGGATTGACCGATTGTGGTTAGTGTCGCTGAGCGGGGTTTCATATCTTTTGTTTTATTTTTAATATACAAGACATTAACAAAGCAGACTGGTTTTTTGATTTATTATTGGTGTTTAGTTTTATATTAATACAAGATTTATTATTAACCCAAATGTATCCTCCTGCTGTTTTTACCTTATTATTTACACACATGGATATTCCGCCACTTGATTTCATACCAGTTTGTAGAGCAGCTTCTTTTTGGCTTTCATATTTAGCAATAAAATTACCATGTAAATCATATTGATATACAGGTTTGCTAACAGCCTCCTTTATTTTTTGTAGATGTTCTTTTGAAGGATGAAAAGGAGGATTGCCTTTTTTTCTTCTTCGAACACCTTTCATTTTTTCTCTATATTCTGGGTGGGTTTTCCAGAAAACTTTTCTTGCTTTCCTTTGTTTTTTTATAGCTTGTTTTGAATGATTCCTACCAAACATAACAGAGTTTGCTTTTTTAGCGATATTGAACTTTAATTTTTTTGGAATTTGGTCTATATAATATTGTTCTCTTTGGATTAGGTTTTCTTTTAAACAGAATTCAACGATTGAAAATTGTAAATCTTTCTTTTTATATTTATTATAGTGATTTTGTAGATAGGTATTATGATGATTACCTTTTTTTAAACTAGCAAAATGGTCAATCTTTCTTTCTCTAAGATTAATAGCACTACCAATATAAATTCTACCTTTTATAAAGGAGGTTATTGAATAAATTCCTGATTTTCCTTTTGGTATTCTAGTGCGTTTCATAATATAAATAAAAGAACCAGCACCAGAGCTGTCAACGATAAATATGAAAAACCGCTTCCGATTAAGGAACTCTGATGCTGGATTTGTTTTTTGAAGTAAATCATATTTAGAACTTTTTGACACAGTAAAAATAAATAAAATGATTTTAATATCCTAGCGTTTTTTAATATATTTTTAAAATAAATTTTTAAATGCCTTTAAGCCCCTAACAATCAACGGAGTAAAAAATAAATAAAATTAGATTAGGAGATACTAAATATTTTTTTTATACTTATAGCATTAACAAAACCTCGATTTTATGACTCGCACCCGATTTTCCAATGGTAAAAAAGCAATGAAACGGACAAAAAAGCCAGTAAAATGGAATAAAGATCGTATCCGTCAGGCTTTTACATTTGCCTTACTATATGGAGCAACAGATGAACAGATAGCAATATCAATGGATGTAAGCGTACAAACTATTGATTATTGGAAACGTACAAAACCTGAATTTAGAGAAGCATTACAAGCCGGCAAAGACCAAGCCGATGCAAGAGTAGCAGAAGCATTTTATAAAGCAGCTTGTGGATATAGTCATCCAGATGTAGATATTAGAGTAGTAAATGGAAGGATAGTAAAAACAAAAATAACAAAACATTACCCACCCAATGCCTATGCCGGTAATAAATGGTTGACCATTCGTCAACGGGAAAAATGGGCAGAAATAAACAATGAAATTCCATCAGTAGTTAATTTAACTCAGATTAATTTATCAGGATTTACAAAGGAAGAAAAGTTACTGATAGAAAAACTTGGTATGTTAGAGAAATACGGAGACACAGAATATTTACCATCTCATAATGATTGATACAATAGAACGAGTAAAATCAAAACAGGAGAGAGCCAGGGAAGCAAAGGGGTCTCCATTTAAAGTTCGAAGGGATATAAATGATGAATCATTATTTGAGTTTATTAAATATTTCTGGCCGGAAGTTTGTAATGAAGAGTTTAAACCAAATTGGCATATAGAAAAAGTATTATGTCCAGAGTTAGAAAAAATAGCTTACCGAGTAGCCAATAACTTACCAAAACTTTATGACCTTGTATTTAATGTCCCACCAGGCACAACTAAAACAATGACTATTAGTATAATGTTCCCGGTGTGGTGTTGGACTAAGTGGTTTAGGATGCGATTCATTACAGCGAGTCATTCAGCTCCTTTAGCATTAGAGTCAGCAGAGTATAGTCGAGACTTAATACGTAGTGATAGATTCAAAGCAGTGTACCCGGAATTACACATTAAAGAGGACAAAGACGCTAAAGGAAACTTTAAAGTAGTTAAGGAAGTTCAAGTATTTCCAGGACGGACTCCTCAGGTATTACAAGGTGGTAACAGATACAGTACATCAGTTGGTGGATCTGCTATTGGATTTCATGGACATATTAATATATGGGATGACTTGATTGATCCTTTAGAAGCTGTGAGTGAAGTGAAAATGGCTACAGCTAATTATTTTCTGGATCATGTATTGTCAATGCGTAAAGTAGATAAAAAGGTTACAACGATAATAGGTATCATGCAGCGGCTACATCAGAATGATCCAACCGGGCATCTTTTAAATAAGAAGGATAAAAGACTTCGTCATATTAGTTTGCCTGGTGAAATTCGTAATTATCGTGAACAAGTTAAACCAAAGGAATTAATTAAGTATTATAAAAAGGATTTACTCGATCCTGTTCGTATGGATTGGGATGTGTTGAAAGAAACAATGGCGGACTTAGGACAATATGGGTATGCCGGTCAGGTAGGACAGAAACCAACACCACCTGGAGGAGGGATGTTCAAGGTAGATCATTTTATGATGGTACAGCGGTTACCTGATAGAGTAGAGTATGTACATACGGTTAGATATTGGGATAAGGCAGGTTCAGATGGTAAAGGGGCGTTTACGGTAGGTGTTAAGATGTCTAAGCTAATACATGGCCGTTATATAATAGAGGATGTAAAACGTGGGCAATGGGCTTCAGAACAAAGGGAAGCTATTATAAAACAAACAGCTGAAGCCGATGGTAGAGGTGTAGAAATCGGTGTGGAACAAGAACCCGGCTCAGGCGGAAAAGAGTCTGCTGAATCAACTATCCGTAACCTGGCTGGGTTTAGCTGTTTCCTGGAACGCCCGACTGGTGATAAAGCATTTAGAGCTGATCCGTATTCGGTGCAGGTTAATAATGGTAATGTAATGATGTTAACGGCTGATTGGAATCATAAGTATGTGGATGAACTACGTAATTTTCCATTTAGTACTTTTAAGGATCAAACAGATGCCTCGTCAGGAGCCTTCCATAAATTAACAGGAAAAAGAATTGCAAGGAGGGTTATATGAAAAGTAGGATACAAACATTAATCAGGAAAGTGTCGATACATAGTTTTAGACAACACGAAAAGTTGATGACTATATATGGCAGACTTATGACTTATAAAATATACTTAAACTAATAATATTATGGCAACAAAAGTAGGAACACCAAAACGAGACAGTACAGGCGGAGGAACAAGAAGGAATGCAGGACGTGGCGGACATACTCCATTACCGAGGGGTAGAGGACAAGCAAGCCCACCTCCAGCAAGACGCAGAACAAGTAAGTAATATAATATTGTTTAACCAAAACAAAAATTAAAGATATGAAAGCAAAAGACCTTATTGCATTAGGAAAAGACCTTGAAAAAATGGAACAAGAAGGACATTGTATTAGTTACAGAGGAGAAGTAGAAAATACTGGAGTAACAGAATTAGAACCTGTTCCATTAGCAATGTGGAAAGAGTTTGTTGATTTGGGAGGACGTGAAATAATTATAAATATTACAGTTCCAAATACTAAAACATTGGCTCAAGTTGTGAAGGGTAAAAAATAAAGAATAATAAGGTGTTAATCACACATCGTTTACAAATAAAGTTAGAAATGAGTTATTAATTTAAAAAGAAAGGATTAAAACGATGAAACGTTTAGTACCAAGAAAGCTTTACGGGATTCAAGGAAATGCCAATGAAGCTCAATTTACATTATTTAAAGCCGATCTGTTTTCGAATGGAGTAGCGGTAGCAGTAGACCATAATGGAGATGTTGCGACTGCTATTACTATTTCAGGGACAGTAACGACCGGCTTGTTGGTTTCCGGTGCGGCCACTAATGTAATATCAATAACAGCTGCAGCGAGTGTTACAAACTTTGCTGATTTTGATGCCTTGGCAGGATGTGTAGCAGCAAATGATGTTGATCCTGATACATCTCCAAGTGATGCAGGGTTGGGAGCCGACGGGCATATTGTAATTGATATAGCAGGAACACCTTATTACATACCGATATTTGATACATTGGTAACTTAGTGAAATATATTTTTAGTTAATCATACTTAAAATTTTACAATTATGAAATTAAATGTATTAGAACGTGTAATGTTAGGTAGTATTTTACCATCAGAAAATAATTTCTCACAATACAAGATTATTAAAGGCTTGAAAGAACAGTTATCGTTTGA